ATATGATAGTACAAAAGTAGGTAAGTACATAGATAGCGTGAAGCAACTCACACTCGACCATGTACTGAATGTGCTGCTTTTTTTTTCAAGTTTAGAACGGGAACTATACGGCAGTTCCCTAGACTATTTGGCAAAAGAGATAACGGAGATAGTGACGGAAGCGGCGAGGACGAATACACTTCAGAAGGCTTAGATGTGTACGGTTGGTTCCACATCATTGAGGTGCTTGCCGACCGGGACATAACAAAGTTTGACATGGTCACAGAACGCAGGACATACGAGGTATTTACACACTTGACATATTTAGCCGACTATGTGCAAGTGCAAAAGATAGAAATGAAAAAAAGGAATAGGTAATGAATAGTTACAATTACAGCTACAACGTTCTCATCAATCGACTAGAAGCATTTGCCGCTGGTCACTTGCTCATCAAACGATTCACGCATGGTCAGATAGACTTAGCGGATATGGATCAAAATGAGCAATACCCATTCATGCACGTTGTGCCCAATAACATCAAACCTGTTGAGGGCGGTATGCAGTTTGATTTTCAAATCTTATTTGCAGACATCCCGCGTGACAAAGAAACCAAAGCAGAATACCAGCGCGAAGTCATCAGCGATTGCGTGCGTCTTGCGCAGGACTTAATTGCCGAAGTCAAGAACGGTCTAATACTGTTTGGCTTTGATGTGCAACTAGTCACGCCTCCTGTTATTGAACCATTCGTAGAAGAGTATAAGAATACATTAACGGGTGTATCATTTAGCTTGCAGCTTGAAGTTCCGTGGGACTGGAGTGCCTGCGATATTCCCGCTGTGTGGTCAGTTGGTGGTACGTCATCGGGCGGCACTGGGAATGCGTACGGCATCACGCTTAAAACAAACGGCGTCAACAACGCGGTTCAAAATATTCTTGACTTAGTTGCCGGGACGAACATCACGATAACAGATAACGGTGATGGCTCGGTAACGTTTGATGCAGAAGGTGGCGGCGGGCCTTCGGTTCTTGTGTCAACTGAGTTCAACGTTAATCACACCACAGCCACAGGCAATCAATATGTAATCGGCGACCGTGTATGGTACAACGGTAATGTGTATGCGTGTATAGCTAACAACGATTCAATACTGCCAACAAATGCGGCCTATTGGACATTGCAAGCGGCAGGATTCAGACTGCGTCAAAACCCCGTAGATTGGAATGCATCGAGTGGTGATTATCAAATATTGAACAAGCCAACTATACCCGCAGCACAAGTCAATTCAGACTGGAATGCGGTTAGTGGTGTCGCGGAGATTCTAAACAAACCAACCATTCCTGCCGCGCAGGTCAATAGTGATTGGAATGCAGTAGCGGGTGTTGCACAGATACTCAACAAGCCAACACTTGCAACGGTTGCAACTACGGGCAGCTATACCGATTTGATTAACCAACCAAGCATACCGCCTGCGCAAGTAAACAGCGACTGGAACGCAGTGGGCGGCGTAGCTGAAATCTTAAACAAGCCAACGATACCAAGTGCTCAAGGGTTGCAAGATGTTATAACGACCGACCCTGTTTTAACTACCGACAACACAATCGACGGAAGCAATCAAGAAATCGAGTTTAGTAACTTCGGTAAAATTGGACTGCTTTCGAATAACAAGCTCGACATCTACGCGGGCAATACAGGATTAACAGCTACAACTAATTCGATAAGCGTAGGAGCAGAGGATGGAACGGTACAAAGTAATATTTCTTTCGACGTCAACGGCAGCATTATGCAGTCGATTGATGGTGCTGATTTCACAGCTGTAACAACCGAACCGAATGCTCTTAAAATATCAACGCCAAATATTGCTGGCGGTACGGCAACGGTTGGGCAAGTGCTTACCCTGAGCGACGCTGCAACGGGTGAAGTTGAATTCACCACAGTTGGCGGTGGTGGTGGCGGCACAGTTACCAGCGTAGCACTTACGATGCCTGCTCCTGCAAATCCTGCGTTTACCGTAGGAGGTAGTCCTGTGACAACATCCGGCACACTTGCTGTTTCTGCAAATGGGACAGTAGATCAATACATCGATGGAACAGGAGCACTGCGCACATTACCATCAACAGGCGGTGGTGGTGGTCAGATATTTTACTTCAACGGTAACACATCGCAAGGCACGATTGCAGGCAACACCTACTATCAATTAGGCACGGCGGCAGGTACTGGAGCAGCAGCTAACTTCACTCGTGCAACGACGGGTGTAATTGCGCGATTTATTACTAATGTAGGCAGTCCTAACCACCTTCTATTGCCTTCGGGTGTTTGGACTATTGATGTCTACCTAAGCGAAACAGGTGGAGGCTCAAACCACGCTCAAATCCTTGCCAAGCTTTACACATACAACGGCTCAAGCTTCACGCTCATTGGTACTTCACCCGTTGAAGAAATAACGAACGGTAACGTCATAGACTTGTACACGTTTGCGATTTCAGTACCTAACACGGTCACGGCTGCAACCGACCGCATACACATTGAATTTGATATTCAAAATACGAATGGTAAGACCGTCACGCTTTACACTGAGGCTAGTCGCATTGGTGAAGTACACACAACCTACGCGATTGGTATTAGTTCGCTCAATGGCCTAACTGAAAGCACGCAGAACTTTGCCACAGGCACAGCAGGAACCGACTTTGCAATCAGTAGCGCAGGAAGCACACACACATTCAACCTGCCCACTGCATCAGCTGCAAATCGTGGTGCGTTGAGTAGTGCTGACTGGTCAACGTTCAATGGCAAGCAGAATAGCATCGGACTGACTACGGTAGGTACTAACCTTGCCACACTGCCCGACCCTAGTGCAGTGCGTTACTTGCGTATCAATGCAGATAACACAGTAAGCGCTTTAACTATTGCGCAGCTACGCAGTGATTTGGCAACGGTGACTGATATCGCAGTTGTATTAGCAAGCAATCTTGCAACTGTTGGAACGGGTTACGAGGATATTACAGGACTATCATTCCCGGTTACTGCAAACAAGACTTACAAGTGGCGTGCTACATTATCGTTCAGCTCATCCTCTCAACATTTTTATAGTAGCAATGGACCAGCAAACAGTTTTACAACTGCCCGCTTTACAATTTCTACGGGAGTAACTGCCAACGGCGTAACTAACCAAACGACTTACGATTCATCGGGCACAAACGTATTTGGCGCATCCACTGGATTGGTAACGGCTGACGGGATTTTTAGAGTGACTGCTTCTGGAACTTGGACACTACGATTTAGATCAACAGTGGGTGGTGGTGCAACAATCAGAGCAGGCAGCGTGCTTGAATATCAGGAGGTATTATAATGGACGAATACGAAGCACTACTAAACGAATATGCGGCAACAGTTGTCGAGCGTGCGCAAAGTAACCTGCGCATTAAACGCCGCGTGCGTGGTAAGGTGGTGAACCGTGTTGCATCAGGCACATTGCTTAACTCACTTACCTACAAACTACGCATACGTTACAACAAGCCAACGATTGACTTTACAGTAAAAGATGCTGCTGGAAAATATGCAGATGTGATTGAGTATGGACGCAAACCGTATCCGGGTGATCCAACGAAACGACCGCCTTACAAAGACATCATGAACTGGATAAAACTGAAGCCAATTAAACTACGCAATAGGCAAGGTCAATTCATTAAGTCAACGGAGAGCGCAATCAAATCAGCAGCAATTGCCATTGCCAAAAGCATTGGCGAAAATGGTATTGAAGGCATCAACTACTATCAAGACGCAATCAATGATACATGGCCCGATTACAGTGAGCAGTTATTTCAGGCATATGCCAAAGGTGTTGAACAAAGATTTCTACTAAATTTCAGATAATGGCAATAACAATAGAAGACCAGCCGTACACGTGGAGCGCACGAGGGCAAAAGCTTATGATTGTAGCGTCGAGTGATGAGACCGCGCAAGACGGTTTTCAGTACGGAGTGACCGTGACTAACTACACCACAACACAGGTGTTTAAATTTTATATTTCACCTGCAATAGATGGCCGATTATATTTTGACCTGCAATCGCTCATCCAACTGCGTAATGAAGAAGCGCAAGGCACGCAGCTACACAACTTAGATACTGGCACGCTTGAGGATATAGCGTCTTGGAATAACATCACATTTGCAGTAGCTGAATGGTGGATTGTTGGCGGCATACTAACGGAAGCGGAAGGCAGCGGTGTACCAGGAGGCGACCTACTTTTTGTGAATCAATACTACCAACCAACGGACGGCTACAAGCCTAATCCAAACACAGGCCCATCAAACGTAAAGTTTGCAATGACTAATGCAAGCTCACTTGTAATGAGTGATAGGCCCATAACAACAAAGTACCCGCCCATCTTTGCTACATGGGGAGTAGCAGCGGGAAAGGTTGCAATCGCTGTGCGCGAAGAAGATTATGGTTTGCTATACGTGCCGGGCAATGATAGCTTTTTAGGAAGTAACACAGCGCATTCAGCTACGGTTACTATGTTTCCTGCTACTGGCTTTGGTGTGGCAAGTGATATCGTTTTAAATGATTACAGCGTTGAAGGCTTACCTGTATTCCCTGCAAACCTTAACGATCGCACAGGGGTATTCTTGCCAAGACCTAGTTTATTCCCAAACTGGAGATACTACCGCGTGCGTATTAACAACACTTCGAGCAATCAAGTATCGGCTGACTATATCTTTTGGAATGAATGTGTATACGGTAACTGCGAATGCATTTGGCCTAATGTACGTCTTGCATGGGTAGGTGCTCGCGGTGGTTACGAATACTTCAACTTCAAAAAGAAGTCAGAGTATACTACCGAAGTTGACCGCAAACTATACAAGCGTCCGCTGTTCAATAATTCACCAACTATCTTCTACGCAAACGACCGCGGCCTTAACCAGCGCACTAACTTAGCGCAGCGCATATTGACCGTAACGAGCGACTACATCACACAAGATGAATTCATCTACCTGCGTGGATTGATTGTAAGCAATCAGGTTCACTTAATCAATGATGATGGTACATACATAGCGGTAAACATAGATGATACGTCCTACGTTGAAAAGCGCACCTATGATGGCAAGCTTTACAACTTGACGCTCAAAGTAAGAATGGCAAACGAATACTGGACATAACATGAATGGAGAGGTAAGTTTAATTGTAAAGAAAACCACAGAAGGCCCAAGTGATGTAGTGCTTGATACGGGTGGTGGGTATGCTACTTCATTTGTGGTTCCGAATGAAGTTTATGTAACATCGGAAGATTACACTCCATATATAGGCAAGTATGTAAAAATGTTACAAGCTACTGCGCCACCAACAGACTTGGGTACTTTTAAGATTACCAATGTTATTTGGGATGGTACATTTTCGCAACTTTTTACTACACAGGACTGGAACTTGTTTCCAACACCTCAGACTTGGTCAATAAGTTTTACCGTATACGATTCACTGGATTCTGTTAAAGAATCTTACCTAGACCTTTTCGAAAACGAAAGCATCAGCCAAAATTGGCGTTATACAGACCTCAATAATTTCACGTCATTAGGTGCATTCAGCCGCGAGTTTCGCGTGCCTTATACCGACCGCAATCAACTTGCACTAGGTGCGCTGTTTGATGTCAACTATGACGGTGGCGTAAACAATTACTTTCATTACAAATTGCCTTCGGAGATTCGCGTTGATACGCTGCCTATCGCAAAAGGTTACGTCCGTGTGCGCAAGGTGTACCAGCAGCAGGGCAAAATCAATGAGATTGAATTAGCGTTCTACGCTGAAACGCCTGACCTATTTAAGACAATCGGGGAAAAGAAACTTAAAGACTTAACCGACCTGCCCAATCTTAACGAGGTTGTAAAGTATGATAATGTATCAATATCAACTTCCGCACGCATTTGGTCTTTGGTTGATCGCGGGCAGCTGTGGAGCGAAGAAGGTCAGCCCGGCACGCGAAGGATTAGCGATGCGACTACGCCACTATATGCGGTTGACTTGACGCCTGCGCTTAAATGGAGTTATTTACTAGAACAAATAATTTCAGATGCAGGCTTTGAACTTGAAGCTTCATCATTGCTCGCCATTCTTGCAGGCTATTACATGCCGTGGATAAACAAAAGCTTTCTAGATACTGATGACCTCGGCCCGCAATACGCATACCGTTCGTACAACGCATCAGCAATCACAATGCCCGCAGTTGGTAATGGTGCTATAAGTGCATATCAATATTACGCACCCGTATCGGAAGCATTCGACAATAACGCCAACTTTGACCCTACAACTGGAGTATACACCGCACCGGGTGGAGGCTTATACACATTTCATATAACTCTACAAATTGAAATAACGCACAGCATACCAACAACTGCGTTTTCAAATTTTAAGATATACAAAATCATCAATGGTGGCACGCCGCAGTTCATTGATTCATGGTTTATTCAAAACACTTTGACGCTGGACTTTGACTATGCAATGAACTTGCTAGCCGGTGATACGGTAGAGTTTGCATTTCGCTGGGAATCGGCAACAGGATTTTTAGGCACATGTCAAATCTTAGCAGGCACAGGTGATTTGGCCAGCTCATTGATTGAGTTACGCGGCACACGATTCAACTACGGATCAACAATCATCTACAACTTGAACGCACCTGACATGCGTCAGATTGATTTTTTAAATGACGTGATTAAGATGCACAACTGTGCAATCGTTCCTGACCGAACGAATCCAAACAAGATAAGCATTGTGCCATACAATAGCTACGTAGGTAGTGGCAACCAGTTAGACTGGAATGCAAAGCTTGACATCAGCAAAGACATTACGATATACGCCACAACTGAACTACAAAAGAGCAAGACTACATTCAGCTACACGGCAGGTGAGGATTATCTAGGCAAGCTATACAAGGACAACGACCGCGTTTATGGTCAATACAAAGCCGAAGGTTACACCGTGAATCCTGATGTACCTATAAGTTCATTTGTGACGGGAGATAACACGGTGCAACTTATTACACGAAGCACACCCGCTGGCAACATACCCGGCACGCTCATACCGATTCCGCAATTCATCAACACGCAAAACGAGTTTGTTGTGCCCGGGCCGCGTGCATTGTTTGCGGCAACGACTTATGACATTCAATTGTTTGATGATAGCGTAGGTGTTGAAGCACCAGTGACATTCGGATTCACGGCACTTAATAATTATAGCAACGTCACAGCTACGATTACCGACTTTGACTTAAACTTTGCTCCTGAGATTCCACCATTTTTGATTAACGCTAACCCGTACAACAACCTCTTCAACTTGTATTGGCGTAATGCGATGAACGAATTGTACTCGCCCAATGCGCGAATCATGGAAGCATACTTTGCGCTTGACTTAACTGACATTCTCACCTTTGAGTTTAGTGATGTTGTGTATGTCAACAACGCACAGTGGCGAATTCTTGAAGTTACCGATTACAAGGTAGGACAGTTTGAGTCGACCAAAGTCAAGTTGATTAAATACATTGACAGCGAAGCGGACTGTTCATCCACACCTGACTCAATCAACATCAACGGCACAGTGAACTTTATAGACGGGGCGGGTGACCCTGTTACAGCTACACAAAGTTGTTGTGTCCGCTACGGCTACGAATGGAGTGAGAGCGATGGGGAGTGCTACGCCTTTAACAATACAGGCGGCAGACCGACAAACGGCATCACAGGAACTAATACCGCACCTATCCCGCGCAATGCAAGCACACAGCAGCTAGACGGTAATACACGCAGCGTGCAGCAAGGTGTTGAACTATCAATTGTAGGCGGCAATAACAACATGATTGCCGTAGGTGATACGCTAAAGTTGACAGAAGCGGTACGCGGCAATGCCATGTTCGGTAAAAACGTGCTGACCTCACAAAGTGGTTTTCATTTAGGCGGTGGATGGAAAAACGATGACCGCACGCAACCTGAAGGCTCAACACAGCATGGTATAATTATGCACGGCGATGAAATCACAATTACGTTATCGGGTCAACTTATTACGCCACCGATTGAAAACATCGCTAACAACTTTCTTGTAATTCCTGATGAAAGCTATTGGGTAGCATTAATGCACATCACAATAGTTGAACTCTCAACAGGTCAAAACTACACGGGTCTATTTCATGCTACCTTATGGAAAACAACAGGAGTAAGTGTTGCCACAAGTCCGTTGTTGATTAGCGAAGAAAATCTATTTGGTGGTGGTATGACGTTTGTACCAACCATTGATACGGCATCAGACCCTACACAGCATCGATTTGATATTACAGTCAGCGGGGGTACATATCCACGCACATTTAAAACAACACTAGCACTACAATATACAGCAGTACGATGAGCACACAAATCAAGCACAGCATTGACTACATCAAGGCAGGAATTGCGCCTAACAAGAAACACAACAAAGCACTTAAGCCGTGGCAACGTAAGCTATGGAACATCACACTTTGGACGTGGCGTTTATTCCTCTTATCACTCATTGTAATCGCGATATATAACCTATTTTAAACATGGCAGATACTATTGTAAAATCGTTTGTAATTGACACCACCGAAAGTGAGCAGAACCTAAAGGAACTGAACACGCAAATCAACGCGACATCGGCCGCAATCAATCAAGGTGCGCAGTCGTTTGATAATGTAGCTGTGGCACAGGAGGAGGTTGTAACATCCAGCAAGTCACTTAAGGCGCAGCTGCGTGAATTACAGGCACAGCTCGCAGCGACTGACCCTGATTCTGCTAAGTACCGTGAACTTGCACAGGCAGCGGGTGAATTAAAAGACCAAATAGCAGACGCGGCTGAGGCAGTAGGTACACAGGCGGGCGGTGCATTTGAACGTGTTAGTGGTTCACTTGGATTGGTAACGGGCAGGCTTGCGAATCTTGACTTTGCTGGTGCTGCTGAAGGAGCAAAGTTATTTGCCACAAATTTAGGTGCGGTTAAACCTGCTGAATTAGCCAATGGTCTTAAGAATGTCGGTTCCACTATTGTATCCGTCGGAAAAGCACTATTAACTAACCCATTATTCTTATTGGGTAGTGCGGTTGTTTTGATTATCACTAATCTTGACAAGTTAGCTAATGTCATTCCGGGTGTTGGTGCTGCACTAGAGGCTATTGGTAATGTAGTATCATTTATTGTTGATGGTGTCAAGTCTTTAAGTGATGCAATCTTAGGTACTGAATTCATTGCAAACGATGCTTTGAACAATAGTCTTGCTCAACGAGACAAGGCGTTGAAGCAATTTGATCAACAAGAAAAAAGAGCCTTAGCCAATGCAAAAAAGAATGGTGAAGATGTTGCAGCAGTCGAGGAAAAGTATGCTAAAGAGCGTATCCAAACATATCAAAATATTATTGATAAAGCCGCATATCTAACAAGTCAAAGTGTCAAGTTAACCGAAGACCAAGTAAAAGGAGTAGAAGAAGCTAATGCCGCTTTATTTGATATCGAGACACAACAAATACAAAAGGCCGCTGAACTCGCTGAACAGGCAAGACGTGAAGAAGAACGCAAAAAGATTTTCATACTTTTTAGTAATCGCTAACTCCTCTTTTTCATTTTGGGTTAGCGTCTTTTCAAACTGCTCATCCTCCAAAG